GGTATCATTGGCACAAAAAAAAGGAGAGCTAAAAAGCCCTCCAATATCAAGTAAGTAATAAAGCAATAAAACCATAAATAAATAACATAGTACCAAGCAAGTAAGTTAACACGTAAGCAAGTATAGTATGTATACTTGTTTTAGTAGGTTTAACATAACCACCATAATATTTTAATCTATGACGATTTTGTAACTGTGCATGTAAGTCTAAAATATCTTTATCTTTTGATAATATAACTCGTCTTTTAATTCCCATTGTTTTGCTCCATGTTAAAAAGGTATAGCATGATTGCTATACCTTAACTTGTTTTAGTTAGCTTTGTTATCTAGCAAGCTGATTGCTTTCCTAAGCAATGTTACAAGATCAGCAGGCTGAGCTATGTTTAGTGTTGACTCGTGCTCTTGTACCAAGCTGATACATTGATTAATATTACCAATGTAAACCTCTTTAGGTGTCTTGTTTCTACTAGGCTTCTTAGAAGCTGTCTTAGGTACGTAATTTGGATCAGCTTTAACCTTGGCTTGCTCCTCAGCTTCGATCTTAGCAATACGTTCCTTATCCTCTTGAATGGCAAGGTTTCTGCTACAATCATTTAATATCTGATTTGCTTTACCTTTCCAAGCAAGAACTAAATCAGCTTGCTTTGCTGTTCTATCCTTTGCAAGTCTAGCTAAGGCACGTTGCACGTCAACGTTGAACGTCTTTACAAGTTCCGCTTTAAAACCATCAAACTCTTCAATAGTTATAAACGTGTTTAAAGACGGCACGGCATCTTTACCTTTGCCTTTAGGTCGAGGGCTAACAAGCCATAAAGAACCAAAACCTATGGCTCTAAACTTCTCAACTAACTTAGTAACAACCCTTCCATTGGCAAGAAATTGCTTGCCATAGTCTCGTATGAAAGGCAAAGCTTCTTGATATACTTTACCATTAGAGTTTGAACCAATAGCAGGCTTAGAGTTTTGTATTGCTTTACCAATATTAGTTTGAATATGCATTGAGCAAATTCCTTTCTGTTATGGTACGGAATCCGTACCGATTTAAACAAAGCAATATCGCTTTGATAAACACATTATATCAAACTATTTAACTATTGTAAGGTATGATCTACAATGAATAACAATATATAACTATATATAACTATATAATGGTACGGATTCCGTACCAATACAACAAAAAACCATACAGTAACACCCACCCACCCCATACACCACCTTTTTTGTAGCAAGTATGTAGTTACTAGTATATATACTAGTTTCCATAAACAAATCGTTTTTTTCTCAAATTCTACCCCCACCCCCTCTATATAGGGGAACCCCCCCATAGTAATTTTATTATCACTTGTAAAAATTTTTTTTATGTATATATATTAATCAACGGTTAACAACCTGCGATGAGAACATATGACTATAGTAGTAGAACCTGAACTAGGTATTGAGTTTTCGCCCAATCTGCCACCTGTAGATTTGAAGACGCGCACAGAGTATGCCGCTAAGTCCGCACTAGAACTTGAGAAACATGGTCTAGACCTAAAACCCACTAAAGAAGACAAAGACATTGCAGCAAAACTAACCGTTGCCTACGCAGACAATCCTGAAGATACATCTAAAAAAATTACTGCAAAGAAAGCAGCCACTCTTACACCTGCAAGTCTTGTGTTAACTAACAATATACTAAAAGAATTCGGTCAGTCTGTTGTGGAGAGCGCCACTCACATACGTCATCTTGTCACTAATAAGTTATTGTTAGAGACCGAGAACCCTGACCCTAAAGTTCGTATTAGAGCTTTGGAGCTTTTAGGTAAGATGTCTGACGTTAGCTTGTTTGCAGAAAAGTCCGAGATTACAGTAACTCATCAATCCACTGACGATTTGCGTGAGAAGTTACGCGTTAAGTTAAACAAGTTAGTTAAGGTAGAAGATGATAGAAGCCAAGAGCCTATTGTAATTGACGGAGAGTCGTTTGATTTAGATAAAGAGTTAGGTATAGAAAAGGATGAGTGAGCTTATTTGTAATTTACCCTCGAAAGATGTGTGGGTTAGAAAAGAATATTTAAGGGATCACAAAGATGGACATGGGGAATTTGTCGCTGGAGTCTGGGTTAGTGCTAAATCTATTCCTGGACGGGCGTTTTACTTTGAAACTTATTTACCTGAATATGGTGCTCTGTTTGATAAGCTACCTATCAGCGCGTTTCTTCACAAAAAGAAAACTCCATCGCCTGATCTTCCGCTTAATAATTTGCAATTTTGGAATTGCATGGATTATGGTGTCGTTGCTGTTTATAAGCAATTCATCGGCTCAATGGACTTTCAGGTATTAAGTAGAGATCATGGCCCACTAACAGGTTCTTATGTGTGTACGTTGGATAACTATCATTCAGATATAAACGCTGTAGACTACAGCACCAGCGAAACACCCGCTGAACACAAGTCACATAACCTGTTAAAACTAGATAATGGGCAGTTTTGCCTGTATCCTAACAACAGAATGAGGGTCTATGACAACTCTTTGACCCCACAAGAGCCCTTAACTCCTGATTTTAAGGTTAGTACAGTAGAGTATCAGGTAGAAAATGGTAATTTAACGCGATTAGGCGACACAGACGAGTACTTTTGGAAAACAAAAGATGAGTAAAGCCGTTATCGACTTCTCTGAGGACGAAATAAGCATTATGTTGGCTAACTTAGACCAATATTCGTCTGAAGAAGTACAGGAAATAGATACACTAGTTGATGAACTAGGAAAACGGAAGCACAACAAGGCTGTGTACGACGATCTTATAGCGTTTTGTAAACATATGCAGCACGATTACATTGTAGGTAAGCATCACAGGATGCTCGCTAACATGTTAATGGATATCGAGCAGGGTAAGAAAGACAGAATTTGCGTAAATATACCCCCTAGACATGGTAAATCCCAGTTGGTGTCAATATTCTTTCCAGCGTGGTTTTTAGGTAGGAACCCTAATAAGAAAGTTATGATGGTATCACACACTACCGATTTAGCGGTAGACTTTGGAAGAAAAGTACGTAATCTTATCTCCACAGAGGAATACCAAGCCATTTTCCCAACGGTGCAGCTTGCATCAGACTCTAAGTCAGCGGGAAGATGGAATACAAACTCAGGGGGAGAATATTATGCGTGTGGTATCGGCTCATCTATTGCTGGTCGTGGTGCTGACCTCCTGCTCGTTGACGATCCCCATTCCGAGCAAGATGTCATTAACGGAAACTTTGGTGTATTTGAAAAAGCATATGAGTGGTTTACCTATGGAGCGAGAACGCGACTAATGCCTGGCGGGCGTGTGGCTATTATACAAACGCGTTGGCACATGGATGATTTGACAGGACGTGTGACTAAAGACATGGGGCAGAACGAAAGAGCTGACCAGTATCAAGTTGTAGAGTTCCCTGCTATACTAGACACTATTAATAAGAAGACTAAGAAATCAGAACAGAAACCGTTATGGCCTGAGTTCTTTGATTTAGAAGCGTTGTTACGTACTAAAGCATCTATGCCTGTGTTCCAGTGGAACGCTCAGTACCAGCAAGAACCCACCGCAGAAGAAGCGGCTCTTGTAAAAAGAGAATGGTGGAATAGGTGGACTAAAGAAGAACCTCCGTCATGTGAATATATTATCATGTCACTTGACGCTGCGGCAGAGAAACACAACAGAGCTGACTATACGGCATTGACTACATGGGGAGTTTTTCTTAACGAAGAGATTGACGCGTATAATATTATATTGCTAAATAGTATAAAAAAGCGTATGGAGTTCCCAGAGCTAAAAGAATTAGCAATGGAAGAATATGCAGAATGGGATCCAGATGCGTTCATAGTGGAGAAGAAAAGTTCAGGTACTGCGCTTTACCAAGAAATGAGACGAATGGGATTGCCCGTACAAGAATACACACCACATAGAGGGTCAGGCGACAAGTTAGCAAGATTAAACTCCGTATCTGATATCGTAGCCTCGGGGTTATGTTGGGTTCCAGATACACGCTGGGGAGAAGAAGTTATAGAAGAGATTGCAGGATTCCCATTTATGAGTCATGATGACTT